TTTCCGTTCCCGTGCCAATTGTGCCGCCTGTTGCCTCAACTCCTGTTGTGACCCCCATTGCGAGATAATTGTCGTTGACATCTTGAACCAAAACCGTTAGGCGAGAACTAAGCAAGTCTTTTATCTCTTGATTGTCTCCCTCCGTTAAGTTAGGTAAAGACATCTCGAGAACTTGAGAGTAGAAAACAGTACCATTTTCAACCGAGGCATTCACCGTCTGTTGAAGTGATCCGTTGTTCTTGGTAATCTCAAAGCCATAGAGAGTAATTCCCGCAGCGTTCGCGGCAACTTCACCATCTGTTTGAACCCAGTCATCCGACGCGAATTGCTTAATCCAAACGCGCTTGATTCCCCCGATTTTATCTTTGCAGGGAAACGCCCTGCCGTTGATTGTAATTGTACAAGCCATATTTTAGGGAATTAAGGGGAGGGATTTTACGCCCCTCCCCGAATGAATTAGGATGAGCGTCGAGCTACAGCCAAAGAACCCAAATCAACGATTTGAACTCCTGCGCTAAACTTCATAATGATTCGAGTAACATCGTCACCCGTTACACCCATCAAGTTCAAGACAGCCGCTTCGATGTGATCAGTCAACAAGTCGGTTCCGAAGTACAGATTCTCCTTCTTCGAGAAGATGAATGTGTCGTTCGGCATTCCACCCGGTGTGATAATCTCATATCCGTTAAAGAAGTTTGCAGCTTCAGCAGCGTGGAAAGTCAACTCAGCAGTTCCAGCCAAAGCCGTAAAGTAAAGCTGCTTCATTGCGCGGCTCATGAACAACTTTGTGTCGGGGTCACCTGCTAACACGTCGGGAATATCTGCCGAAAGTGTTTTCAATCGTCCGAGGATGTTAGCGCTTGTAGTTACACCAGTCAACAAGTCCTCATGTCCTGGAGTACCTGCAACAATCAAGTTACAAATTCCGTCAAAAGAAGTATATGTTCCGTCTGTTCCACCATCGTCAAAAGCGTAATTTCCCTGCCATAAGTTGCGCTCGACTCCTTCAGCAACCTTTGCGGCTACGTATTGAGCGGCAAACGCTTGGAAGTCTGCGGGTGAGTTTGACGATTGACCGCGCATCTGGTTGGCTTCCCAAGCAGTTCGAAGGTCTTTGTTGCAGACTTGCTCATTCACTTGAAGTGCTGTTGTAGTCAATACAACGTCGGTCAAAGTTAGAGAGCCGGCTGAGTTTGAGAATTCACATCCAGCCGCTTGCAAAGCAACACCGTCGAACTTGCGAAGGTTGGCTTTGTATCGGACATTTTCGAGAACCTCGACGTAACCATTTGCGATGGTATCGCCTGAGAGGATAGCAGGAGCGACGTAAGGAAGAGCCGCGTTGCCTGCGTAGTTTGAAGTAATTACAGCGTTAGCCATTATTTAGAGAATTGATTTTGGATCGCGGCAATGCGCTCCTTCATTGATAATTCGGTCAAGTTGACAGGAGTTGGAACCTCCATCTTTGGTGCGCGTGAGATGCTCGGGGTGGCTTGCTTGCTCAACTCCGTAATCTTCGCGTCCCGCTCTTCAATTTGTGAAGAGAATTCTTTCTTCGTTGCTTCGATAGCTTCGGCGATCATGCCTTCAACAGCTTCTCGAGTCAACACGTCAGAAGATGCTTCGACTTCTTCCGCTTTCATCTCTTCCTCCTTCTCCTCTTCCGCTTCGACTTCGGCTTCTGCCTCTTTAATCTCAGCGACTGCGCCTTCTGCCACTACGAGCATCGAGCCGTCCTGGAGTTTGTAGTCTCCATCCGGGAGAGGGATTCGTTCGCCTTCGTCATTCACGACAAAAGCAGAAACACCGACAGCGAATGCGTCCGCGTCGGTTTGGATTTCCTGTCCGCTATCGAGGACAGCAGTCGCAAATGCGACCTCTTGTGTTTCCTCCTTCTCTTCGACAGCGAGTTCGACGCTGTACTTTTCGAAGATATCGGAGATGCGTTCTTTCAGAGTCATCTTCTGGGGTTTTTATATATAACGATTTGAAGGGGTCAATCCTTACTCGTTAGGTGGTTTTTAAGATATTCGAGTCCGAGTTCTACTTCGATAGCTGACAGAAGCTCCAATTCTTTGAGCTTGGATTCCGACCAACGAAGAGCAGCTTTCCCGCCCCAAGCCATGTACATGAGATAGCCGCATCCGTCAGAGAATGAGGTTGACGATTCGAGGTCAGCTTCGTGACGGCTCAAATAAGACCTCATCCGTTTAATGGTTTCGACGCTGATATTCTCGCCCTTTGCAAGTTGGTTCGCTCGTTGCTTTCCTACTCCCGTCCCACACGACCCCCACCCGTTCTTTTCAGCCCATTCAACCGCCTTCTTAGCGTTGTTCTTCACTCCGTCGGGGTAATCGTTGTATGACTCCATATCGACGCGCTGTCCCTCTTTATATCGCTTGTCCTTTTTGACGGTTGCCTTTGCGAGTTCGTACTTGTTTGTGAAGAAGCCCTCAATCGAGAACCCTTTCACGCTGCCTTCCTTCACGTACTTCTCCCATATCGCGTCGTTGTCTACCTTCATTGAGACCATCCACGTACCGACCGGGACATCGAGTCCATATATCCGGGATTTATCCTGCTCTCCTTCGACGATCCAACTCTCAACAACGTGCAACCCGTTGAGCGTATGCTCGTGTTCGAGGGTCGCGTTCGCTTGATTACCGTTTTTGAAGTAGAGTTCCATCGCTCGTCGCACGGTCTTCTTTGAGAAATACACGTAGTATTCCTCCTCCCCGTTCTTTCGATAGATAGGTTTGTCGGGAATAAGTGCCGCACCCATAACAAGACGCTTCTCATTGTCTTGGGTCTTAAATTGGATTTGCTCGTTCTTGAGAGCTACGAAGTCCGATTCGATGGCGGGTTGTTCTACAAGTGAAATTGCGTCGATTCCGTACATCTCCGCTTCTTCGTCGATTATGAGTTCAATTATGTTCATCCTACTAATGATGCTTGATCGTTTATTCGTTGGTTCGCCTGTTGGCTGTTCGATACTTCCGAGGCAATGACGTAACTCCTGAAGCCCGCTTGTCCTGCTCCGGCTCCTAAGAACCCGAGGTCGAGTTGTGGGCTTTGCGGAATTGCTCCTGTTGCACCTCCCCCTCTGCTTCCTGGAGGTGGTGGCGTTGAACCGCTTCCAAATTGAGTCTTCTTGATGGTTGCTATTTGAGCAACTCCCGTCGCGGCTGCGATGGCTGCCTCTACAAATTGCGCTCCGGTTGCAAGTTTGATAGGGTTACCACCTGCGGTCAAAGCACCCGTGACAGCCATACCCGTTTGGATGATGGCTTGAGCGACTTGAAACTTCTTGTTTCTTTCAAATGCTTTCTTCTGATCCGATTCGCTTTCACCCGCAAAGGCTTCGTTTAATTGTGACAAAGCACCCAACGCAGCGGATGCCATTTCAACTCCCTGAATTCCTACGAGTTCCGCGCCGTTTAAGAAGTCCTCAAATGTCTGTTTCCGCTGTTGGCGAATTTGTTCCTCTGTGGTCTGTGACCCGAGGACTTGATCCGCGAAGTTGGTTTGTCTTGTTTGGAGGGTTGCTTCTGCTGTCTCTTGGGTAACGGTCAAAGTCTTAACCTCTTCCTCTTGTCGCTTCTGCATCCCTTCGACCGTCTCATTCGCGAGGTCGATTTCGGCTTGTAATTGCTGCCGCGTGAGATTGATTGATTCGAGCTTGAGCGTGTTGAGTTTGTTTTGGAGGGTGGTTTGCATCTCCAAAGACTCTGCCGCAAGATTAAAAACCTCCGCTTGCAGTTCGGCTTCTCGTTGTCTGTCTTCCTCTCCTGATTCGGCAAGTTTGTTTTGAGCTACTACGTTCGCGAGTTCTTCTTCTGCGTTGGCTTTGCGTTGCTCAAAGAGTGCGCGTTCCTTTGCTCCTGCTTCGTCCGCCGCTGCGATTCGGTCGTTGATGTTCTGGGTCGTGTCCTCTGCGATGAGGTTCAACGCCTTAATCTCAGAGCGTTCTTTTGCCGTGGTGACAAGCTGTTCTCTTTGCCTATCGACCAATGCTTGCCTCGCCTTCTCAAGTTCTCGCGCTGCCGTTGTTTCGAGGATGATTTCATTCTTGAGGTTTGCCGTTGCTCTTCCGAAGGCTTCTGTCGCTCCTGTGATGTCACCCGAGAAGAGTTTCACCAATGCACCCCCAAGAGAAGAGAAGCGGTCTGTGATGACTTGAACCCCTGCCGAAAGCCCCGCGAGAATTGTTTTAAATTTTCGCGCTCCCTCAAAGGACTGCGTGAAATACGTAACGACCGAACCCAAAGCCAAAACAAGAAGACCAATTCCCGTTCCAGCGATTGCGACCTTCGTAAGGTTTAACCCCTTGATAAACGTCCCAACACCTTTCGCAGCCCCAACGAACTTCGAAGCAAGCCCGCCCGTTAACCTATCCAATCCACCGACAACGGTTTGCCCCGTAGTGCCTAAGTCCTTCACCGCATTTTCAGAGGCTTCAATCGAGCGGTCGAGATTGCTTGTGTCTGCCGATACCTTTAAAATAACTTCTTCTTCACGAGCCATATTAGAGCGATTAACGGGGTGAGTGCGATACTAACAGAGATAAGAACGTCCAACACCTTGAACCAAAGCGGGACATGAACCCTCTCGCCTTTGTTCTGGAGTAATTGGATCGCTTCTCCTATATAACGATGATTGTCAAGATTCCTCATTGTTCGAAGGGTTGAAAGCAGTTGGATGTGTCGTTATCGTAGAAATATCCGTAACGTTCGCAGCATAAGCGAGAGACTTGAGTCACCGTCTGTCCGAGGTTGTTTTCAAATTGTATCTTCCCGTTTGCTTTGTCGATGCCTGTTGGGATAAACGTACAATCTCGAATCTCTCCCAAGACCTTGAGCATCTCCACCTTGACCAGGTCTTCACTTGTCGCATCATACGAGATTGAAAGAATCCTCCAATACGTGTCTTTGATATATATCTTATCAGAGAACTCGAACGACGCTAATTCGGAGCGGGTCAACCTGAAGAACGCGGTCAGCTTTCGAGCGTCCGAAGAATACAACTCATTAACAAACGGTCTCCAATAACGATAGTACAAAGCATTCAACGGAAAGGCTTCAATCGTATGGAATGGAGGTTCACCACCGAACGAAAGGTCTTCATCATCAACCGAGGCATTCAGTTCGCTATATTGTGAAAATGCAGGGTAACTCGTAGCGTCAACAGAATCTGTGTTCGTGTCATTCTGATAGTTCAAATCTCCAGCAACTAAGCCATTCCAAAATGCCAAACGCGGCAAAGGCTTTTTGATAGTCTTTTCGGGTTGAGTTGTGTCGATCAACATTCGATGCACTGCGTAACCCGTTTGCGGAATGCGACTAACTACATGAGGAGCGAAGGGAGTCTTTATTTCTTTGTTGCCAGAAGCGAAGTCGTTTTCCGGGTCGGTAACTCGATATCTTCCATAGACCCGAGCAGCATTTTTGAACACCAAGTCGTTCACAATATCCTTTCCGTTGGAATGCGTCCAATCGTACTGCCTCGCTTGGAGGTCTGTCGTTGGTGCGATGGTGAGGTCTTTCGACAGGTCAATCTTATTTGTCCAATCTTTTTGAGAACCGCTTGCGATATATTCGTTAAACGGCTCAATCGACAGATGTTTCGCGTTGTTACGATCCGGAATAAAGACAAGGTTGAACATCTTTTGAAGCCCTGCGATGAAGTCGATTTGCTTCATCTCGGGAAGGTTGCCCGTCACGTTTATGTTTCCGCTCGTGACATTGGAGATGTAAGGCACCTGCCACCACGTTGTTAAGTTGCTTATATCTCCGTTTCCATCAAGGGTCAACGGGTGAGAGGAGTTGTCAACGAAATACTGAAATTCAATTGTATCGCCTTGATCGAGTATAAATTCAGGACTCAAATCAGCGTGTTGAACATCGTTGAATTCAGGACTCCCCATGTCATCAATAAAGGTGTAAAGCTCTGAACCGTTTTTTGATAGGCGCATCGAAACAGAATTGCTCGAGTGACTCATTCTTCCGTACACGTTTATTCGAAAACGATAATAAGCCCGGTATGGAGCCGTGAACGTTGTGCCGCTGGTGAAGCTGTTGCCTTCATCAAAGAACGGAGTTGATTCGCTCCACCCTGTGATACTCGTGTAATTAGGGTGAGCCGTTAAACCCGTGAGGTTTGATTGCAAGCCTACGAGCATCAGGTTCGCCCCTTGAACGTCATTCGATGCCGGAGTTAGCGTTCCATTGTACAAAGCGAGATAGATATCATCTGTCCTTCCCAAGAAATTAGAGTCGTAGGTATAGCCCGCCTCGGTCATAATCTCCTCGAAGAGTTTAGTCGCTCTGAAGTATGGCGTGAAATCCCCGTGTTCAAGTGGGTTCGTTGATGTCCATATATTCGAAGAAGTCCAATTCTGCCCCTTATCCGGTATGCCGTATTTAATAACCCCACCAAACAAGTTACCCGCCCAACTATCTGCGAGTTTCGTTGCGTTCAAGTCGTGATCATAAGCAGACAAGTCGAGGTCGGTGAGCATCCCGTCCCCAATATCCCGCGAGAGGTTAGCCGTTTCACCAAATACCGCTATCTCTACGTCTGCATATTTGCCTTTCTGAACGTACACCGCTTTCACCTGAGCAAATCCCCGCATGACCGGGATCGTGTTGTAAGTGAGTTCAGCGTCGACCTTTACCTTCGGGTTCCATGTAGTTATGAGACCGAACTCATTCACCGCCCCGAAGTAATCTTGATTCTTTTTGGTGAGAGGAACGCGGAAGGTCTGCGAGAAGCTACTTGAAGAAGCGTTGATGTCTTGGATATCGGAGAACTGATAGCTCAGATTCACTGGCTCGTTCTCGTAGAGTTCGATTTCGTTTCCTGCAAGGGTTAGTCTTAGCATCGGGTAATTTGTGCGAGTTCAACATTGAACGAAGTGATGAACACCTTCGAGACCGTCTCCTCTTCGATTTGCATCGAGTTCGTTTGGATGGTTACAGGAACCCAAGTCCCGTCGATTCGCGCCATGACATTCTTTGACCTCATGCAATATTGCATCAAAGTCACCTCCTCAATCGTGAGAACGCTGTTGAGTTGATAGGTCTCTTTCGCTTCGAGTTGGTACGGCTTGATTTCGCGTGCGCTGGGAGCGAGTTCGAATTGTGACGCGCTGTAATCCCCTACGATCTTTCGATATGTCTTCTCCTCCCGCGTTACGGTCTTTTGTTTCTTGCCGTTGAAACGTAGGTAATCCCACCCGCCCCGAGTATTCGCCCAACCCAATTGGACAGGTTCGTTCTTCGTGTTCCTGCATTTGTTACGGATGCGGAGGGTGTTTCCCGTTGGTGCAGACAATGTTGAAGGAATAACATCGTAATAATCCCAACCCTCGACCACATTATTTAAAGCCGTTGTGATAGCACTCAAAGAACCGGGATAGACATAAGCATAAAGAAGAGACGCATCGTTGTTTGAATCGCTCCAGGTGGTTGTGGGAACTAACCCTCCATTGGTAGCGTTCACGATATATGTCAAGGTATCCTCAAGGCTTCCGAGAGTGTCATAAATTTTGATGGTGAGGTTAACGATTACAGACCCAGTGTCATCGCTATTGATAAACGCTGCAACCCCGTTATCTTCAATCCCTGCACTTACTTCGATAACGTTGTTCACGGGTTCGCGATCCGTCAACCAAACTTTCTTTGTTGAAGCCGTGCCGTAATAATCGGAGAACGACGGGAACAACCCTTTTGCAAGTTGCTCGTAACCGTCAAAGAGATAATAATATCCGGAAACATCTTCCGCGAGGTTTTCAGAACTTCCGTCAAAGTATCCAATCTTTAAACGATACCGCTTCATGTTATCAGTCGAACGGGTGAACATCTTGTTATGAAACGAGTGAATCGTCGAGGTCGCGTTGTACTTCAAAGAATCCACCTCAAGCCGTCCCGCTATAACTTCGGACAAATCAAAAAAGGCGTTATTCGTTGGGTTTGGAGTCAAGTAAATTTTGGATATGATCGTTCCGTTCTCCTCTACCTGCACGATATAACGATATGAGTCATCAACCGCTTCATCTGGAATGAGGGTGAATAGAAGTTTTTGTCCGGCTGGTAGCCAACCTTGACCAGGTCCCGCGTCGATTGATGCCATTAGTTCTTGATGGTTATGTTTCCGAGGTTTGCTTTGAATTTACCCGCGATATCTTCCGCGAATGCTGCTCCGAGTTTCTTCGTGTATCGTTTAGAAACGGCTGTATATGCTTTCTCGTAGAACCGAAGACCGACGATTCCCTTTCGTTTGACCGAGCGAGCCATGAGGAAAGCAGCGGAGTTGATATTGCTCTTCGTGTTCTTCTTGAACCGACCCTTCTCATCTCTGAGCTTGATTCCTTTGGCTTTGATCCACTTCACAAAAACCGAGGACGGAGGTTGCTTGCGAAACGTAAAGGGTGACCCTTGATTCTTGCGCGTGCCGTTTACCCCGAAGTGAATAAAGGGAGCGTACTTCTTCGCTTTGCCTTTGGCTCCGAAACTGATTTCTCGTATCTCGTTACCACGTACCCGAATGCGATAATTCAAAGATCGCTTGAGCGTACCCGATGCGACTCCGTAGTTCTTATTCTTGCCGATCCTTCTCCCTCCGAGATGCCTCTTCGCACTCTTGAGGATATCATCTGCAAACGCGATAAGTGTCTCGTTGACTTTGCTCATATTCCCGCGCGTTCGGATGCCTTCCGACAATGGTTCTTCTCGATGCTATCGAGTAACAAGGTCAGCCATAAACCAAGACCCGTGAGCGTTCGTTCTCGTTGGTTCGCTCCCAGGACAGCAGAAACGGAATGATTCCCGAAAGGAACCCCCGAATCCATTAGAAGCCGATTGAGGAACTTTGACGCTGTGACCGATACAATTATCGACACGTCACGAAAGAAGTCGTATATGGCTCTCCAAATGCTTCTGAGGACATCTGAGGCAATAAAGAAGAGCGACTCACCAACCGAGTACACGATCCCAACGGGAATCGCTACGATTGCGAGGACTACGAGAAATAGTATTTTGATAGCTTTCATAATTCGGGATCTTCAGGGAACCAACCATTCTCTTCCATGTACTCTTGATTTCGAACGGTGGTATCGCTTGGGATGATATAACCGAACGGGAACTTCTGATTCGTTTGGACAAATGCAGACAGGGAGAACCGCTCATCGTTCGATAGCTCAGGAAAGCAAGCCACAAGACGCTCAAGGTTTGCCGCTGGATGTACGTTGATGAGGTAATCGGTATCAACCTGCAAAGCGTTCTGTACTCCGTCAGGGTGTACGATAATCCCGAACACGGTCGAAGCCGCTTCCCCGTCTGCCTGTATCAATACAGGGCGTGAGATGTTGTAGAGTTCGCGCGTGATTTGGTACGCTCTGCGCTCGCTTGTTTGCGTGTCCGTTGGTAGGACTATGATATATCCGTTCATCAGTAGATGCTGTAAAAGGTGTTGATGTTGGTCTCGATGTTGGTGCGGTTGGCTGATTCGTCGGAGTCATAGACTATTAACTCAGACGCTGTGCCTTTCCAGTAGCTACTAGCTCTCCTTCCGATACGTAAATCCATTTGACCACTAATAACACCTAATGTGCCGCTTGTTGCTGTGGCTCCATTTATACCAAGTTCACCCCCGGTATTATCAAATACTGCATAAACCAATTTACTTGTTGTACTTGGCAATCCGGATAAGTTTATACCGCCATTATTGAAAGCCCAATATCCCGTAACCCTGTCGTAGAAAAAAGAATTTTCAAATCGGTCAAACTGTCCAAACATTCTCGCGGTTGCATCAAAATTG